TCTCCTCGCATTTTCCCCGGAGGTAGGTTTGGGCACACCGAATCCGGGTTTCGGATAAGACAGGACGACCTGTGTCGTTGGGGTCTTCTTGCGTTCGTTCCTTTCTACCCAACGAGGGGTACGCAAGTCGTCCTGTCCTACCCGAAACCCGGATTCGGAAACAGCAAAGGAACCCGGAATAGGAGAGAACTCCGTGGCAAGGGCCAAGAAGTCACCCAGAGGACGGGCCGCCACTCCGGAGCAGCAGGAGAATCAACTCATTTCGCTCGCAGTCCAGCGAGCCGAGGAGATGCTACTGGACGGCACGGCTCCTCCTTCCATCATCACGCACTACCTCAAGCTCGCCACGAGCCGAGAGCGGTTGGAGCAGGAGCGAATCAAGGCCGAGAACGACATGCTCAAGGCCAAAGCCGACGCTCTGGCGGCCTCAGCACGAGGGGAGGAGGCCTACAAGGAGGTTCTCGAGGCATTCAAGTCCTATGCCGGAGGAGGTGTGGGTCTTGAGTCGGATTCGGACCTTCAGTGAACTCTCTCGCATCGAATCCTTCGAGGATCGGTACGAGTATCTACGTCTCAATCAGGATCCAGGGGATCAGACCTTCGGTTTCGAACGGTATCTGAACCAATCCTTCTACCACTCGACCGAATGGCGTCAAGCAAGGCAGAAGGTTATCCTCAGAGACGACGCATGCGACCTCGGGGTCCCGGGTCACGACATCTACGGTAAGATTCTTGTTCATCACATGAACCCGATTCGGCCCGAGGACCTCGAGGGAGAGTTCAATCCTGACATCCTCGACCCCGAATACCTAGTCTGCGTGCGACACGACACACATAACGCGATTCACTTCGGCGATGCGAGCCTGTTACCCAAGCCTCTAGTCGAGAGAACGCCGAACGACACGATACCCTGGAGGTGACCGTGGCTGATTCGATACTGAATGACATCAAGAAGGCTCTCGGTATCACCGAGGACTACACGGCATTCGATCAGGAGATCATTCTCCACACAAACACGGCGCTCATGTTCGCAGAGGAGATCGGTCTCCCCTCGTTCAAGATCACCGGGAAGACAGAGACCTGGGACCAGTATCTCAATAGCGTCACGAAGAACGTTGAGGCCGTCAAGACGTACCTGTACTTGCAAGTGCGGCTCGTATTCGACCCGCCTGCGAACTCCTTCGTCGTTACGGCGATCGAGAAGCAGCTTCAGGAGTACGCCTGGCGTATCAACCTGCAGAAGGAGACTCCATGAGTGACCAACTCATGCACTACGGGGTCAAGGGGATGCGCAAAGGTGCTCGGAAGAGCCGTGAGCAGCGGAATGCTGAGCGCCGCGCCAAGTACGAGGCCAAACTCAAGGCTAAGTATGGTGATTACGACATTGCCGCAATCGAGGACCATATCAAGAAGCGCAAGGCGCTCGCACAGAAGGTCAAGAACTTCCGTCTTGCTAATCAGCGCAATCGTCAGCTCACCGCTACCGAGCGTCGAGAGAAGTATTACAACGAACTCGACACCGGCCAGCTAGGAAAGACCTACGCAACCGATGCAACTCTCGCTGAAGCCGCTCGTAGGTACTACAAGAAGGGGTATAACAAGCGAATGGGTCATTCGGAGCTGATGCATTATGGCGTCAAGGGCATGAAGTGGGGTGTTCGTCGCCGTGCTCGTCGTGACGCCAAGGAATTCACCCAGGCCAAGATGTACTACGGCGAGGGCGCTGGCAATCGGCGGAAGCTGATCAAGGCAACAGTCAAGGCTCGTTCGAAGGATCCGTTCTACAAGAGCGAATTCGACAAAGCAGTCGCCAATACTGACATGTCCAAGCGGGCTTCTCAGGCTCGAAGGCAGCGTGGCCGGAAGAATGCCCGCAATTCCGCAGGCAAGACTGTTCGCGGCGTTGGTAACATCGCCTCGGGAAACGCTGGTCGGGCTGGAGGCGCCCTGTTTCTCGGTTATCTGGGGTATCAGGGGGCTAAGGCCGCCGGGATCGCTCCTACCGAGAAAGAGCTACTCACCAAAGCCGTTAAGGGGGCGAAGAAGATCAAACGAGTTGTCCAACACGATGATGTTCTTGCCCATTACGGCGTCAGGGGCATGCGCTGGGGGATCCGCAAGTCTCGTATCAAGGGTGCGAAGAGGTGGACTTCCAAAAAGCAGGCCAAAATAGATGGTATGTCCGATGATCAGCTCAGGCGGATCAACAACCGCCTTCGGTTAGAGAAGGAGTACCGTCAGCTGACCCAGACTCGGATGGAGCGCTACCGCGCCAAGGCGGGGAAGGTGGTCGAAGAGGCCGCAGCCAACACTCTGCAGAACGCACTTCAGAAGAATCTTAAGAAGGCTGCCAGCCTGGGCGGATCGGCCGCCATCAAGGGCGCCAAACGGTTCAAGAAATAGGATTAGGACATGACTGACAACCTGTTCTTCATCGACGAGGACGAGGTCCTCGCACACCACGGCGTCAAAGGCATGAAGTGGGGCGTTCGCAAGCAGCGAGCCGCTTCTGGAGGCGCCGGATCAACCAAGAAGCGTAAGGGACTCTCTCGTAAGCAGAAAGCCGCTATC